ACATAGCATTGAAACCGGATCGGCGCGGGCTGGAGAATTCAGACCTGCGAGATCGAACCGGATCTTCCCCGGTCATCATGCCTTGCATAGCTGGACCACATACAATGCAGCCAAGCAGCGCATCCGCTCGGTCTGGAGATTTTAAACCGCTCGCCCGCATTGTATCCTTTGATTCAGCCCGGAGCTTTCCATTCTCGCTCCATTCAGTTTTGCGACTGGTAAGCTGCTTGAATGTGACAGGATCAAGATCGCCAAGGATCATTCGCCCCCGGGAAATCTCCCGGCAACCGATATGCCAAACCTCGCCAATCAAATTGGCATATTCGTTAGGCTCCCTTGATCTCGCTCCGCCATGAAATCGATTGATCCGCCATCCATGCTCGGTAAGCGCATCGATCATGACGGTCCCTAATCCGTCCGCATCTCCCCATATCTGCGATGCCTTCAGTTCCTCGGATTCAAAGAGTCGGATAAATTGCCTGACTCCCTGCATTGTATCCTTTTCCGCCCATGCTTTGACGATCTTGGCTGAATTGCCCCGGCGGACCGCTAGGACATTCTCATCCCGCCCGGCTGCAAAGTCGCAGAATGCCACGACAGTCTCGCCATGAGGATCCGGAGGATTATCTATTGCATCCCGCAGCGCATCGCTAGAAAGAATCAGGCGATCAACATCCTCGGCAAACTCGGCAAGGTGCATCGACCGGAAGATCGGATGCTTCTCCCCGTAAACCTCCAGATCCCGCTGCCGCTTCTCCGGATCGATGTGGGGACATTCATCTGACCGGGCCTTGACCCGAAACCAATAATCGGCTTCCTCATGTTGTGACCTGTAGAACCATCCCATCGGCGCTCCCGGGGATGATGCCGCCAAGACCCGGTTTGCCGTGCATCGATCAACCGCAGCCTTGATTCCGTCCGGGATCGTCTTCGCCTCGTCCAATACATACAAAACAGGGCTATCATCGGTGGCATGATATCCCTCCGCTCTCCCGGGATTATCAGTCGAGAACCCGGAAGCCCACCCTCCCTGCGGGGTGCGGATCTCCGCTTGATTCCAAGTCCATCCTTGGAAGAGCGGATGCCCCCTATACTTTTCCATAGCGGGCCAAAGCTGAAGCAGCACCTGTCGCCATGATCCGGATGTCACCGGAACCCGCCCCTTGGGGAACATTGTGAGCCACCAAAGAATTGCCGGAGCAATGACGGCAGCAGTCTTTCCGGATCCATTAGCCGCAACCAATGATGTCCTTTGATGGTTATTTATGCCCTTGAATGCTCGGACCTGCCAATCATAGGGACGCAATCCAAGCACTCCAAAAGCAAATGGACCTAGATCAATATCAGGCATCAATGGACTCCCATTGCTTTTTGAATCGCTTAATTTCTTCATTGTCCGCAACCGTTGTGATTGAATTGTTCTGCACATTGACCTGAACCTCCGGGCCATCTAGCGTTGACCATTTAGCCCGGCATTTAAGCCAAAAGATACAGGCAGTCAAAGCCTCTTTGGAATCGCTCATGGCAATATCATACAGGCGCTTTGCAATCTGACTGGTTGCCTTGGCTTGCCCGACATCGATGTCATCATCATAATATTTCCGCAGCGTCTTTTCATCGATGCCGATTTGATTGGCTACCATCTTAATCGGAACGCCAATGCCAGCAAGCGTTCGGATCAGCCTTCGATTTTCCTCGGTTGGTTGGTGGCTCATACCTTCATCTCATCGAATGTCCTGCCGCTGGGTGGTCGCCTCGGTTGGTTGTTTGTTTTCCGCACTCATTATTTATTTGCGGAATGGAGCGCATCGGTCGGAGTTTCACCGCCCTCTCCGGGATGGATTCCCGGCGTGTCTATGGTTTCACTTGATGCGCGTTTAGGCCTTCCAAGATACATTCCTGCACCTCGTCGATGTATTTCGCTAAACGGAATAACAGGACAGGTCAAGCGTGATCTTGCCTCAGGATTAAGGAAATAGATGTAGCGGAGTTGAAAGCCGGGAACCTTCTTAGCACCAACTCTTTTAGCAAATTGGCTAAATGGCTCCCCTAACTTATATCCAACCTTTTGCCTTAGATTGGACGATGATGCTCTAAGCCCGACATCTGCAAATATAAATCCATCTGGCATCATCCACATAGTAGAATTCTGCTTTATTGCAGTAAGAGAAAATCCACTAGCCCGGTAAATTGTTCCATCTCCGCATTGAGTGCCATCGGCAAATGATATTGCCCATTCAATATGAGGGTAAGATTTACGAATTAACCTCATTGCTACGCTAATTGCCCTACTTTCTGAATTTCTAGGCAGCCAGTCAGCAAATGCCATTCTATTAAGCTCAATAAATCCGTTCCATTTAGTATCCTTTACTAGTGGCTGAATTGAGCTTTTTTGTAAAGATGGGCCAAACTGCATGGCTCCACCGCACTTACCATCAAGAAACACTCCTAGATGCAATGATGCGTTTATAGCCGATATTCCAGAGTAATGACAGGATCTAACTACTTTAGAGGCATCCTGAGAACTAATAGGCTTAACTACAATATCCTTAGCCCTCATGGGTTAGCCCTGTTAAAAGATTGACATATGAATGCGAGCGCATTTCCGTTGCTATTTTCATTTACGGCAGATTCGCCATGCCCCATTTCCTTAGCCTTTGATACAGCCGCATCTACCTCTTCAGATTGCTCGTCATGTAAGGTGAATGTCTTTTGCTGGAATGGCTGTTTATCGCCATTTGGCAATGATGGCATTTCTGTCTCATCTATATCGAACACTCCAATCTCCCCGGCATCAAACCCGATCAGATCGAGATCGAAATCAGCCTCACGCAGATCAGCAAGTTCCAGTCCCAACATTTCCTCATCCCAACCAGAATTCAGCGCCAGCTTGTTGTCGGCAATGATATAAGCCCGCTTTTGAGTCTCGGTCAGATGCCCTAGCCGTATGCAGGGAACCTCGGTCATCTCCAGCTTCCTTGCAGCCATAACCCTTCCATGCCCAGCGATGATGCCATCCTCGGAATCGATTAGGACAGGATTGGTAAATCCAAACTCCCTGATTGAGGCTGCGACTTGGGCAACCTGCTGATCGGAATGCGTCCGGCTATTGCGAGCATATGGGATTAGCTTCTCTAGTTTTACTTTTTCTATTTTCATTTTTTAGGTTTGGTGAAGTTCTCAAGCAGGGCAAATGACTTGGATCCATATGCTGCAAGCCGATCATCTAAATCTATTTCAAGCCCAAGAGATTCCGCTTCGGCTTTTGACCAAACAACTTTTGCATATTTCAGATTGTGCCGATCAATTAGCTCGTCATGCTTTCCTCCATATGATGCCTGAAGCATTAGATTAGATGGGATCTCGTTAATCCTAGCGATCCAGAACGGAAGCGATTTAGTGAAAGCCCAAAAGTGGACATTCTCCCGGGACCGGATGAATCGCAGCCACCCATCAAAATAGTTCTGCGAGAAGAAGTCCCCGGCGGCATGGATCCGGACTAGCTTCGCCTTTTCCGGGAGGCATTGCAGGACGGCTTCCACATCTTCCGGGGATTTCCTAACGACCGATTCAAAGTTTGTCCATAGCCGCTCACGAACGGATGGATATCTCTCGGTCATTGCGGAATAGCATTTAAACTTTTGCCCCGGTCCGTTGGTGATCTTTCCGGTTTGCCTATCTGCTTTTGCCAAGCATTGATCCGCAGCCGGACAGGTCCATCCGCTAGGGATGTTCCAAGCATAGGTAGCCGGATCGAATAGATATCTGTTCCCCTTGGTGAATGCTGGCTTCATGCTTTTTATAATGTGGAATATGGAACTACATCGATTGAGTCCATTGAAAGGGCTGCTGTTCTAGCGGAGAGCGGATCCAGACCATAAAAGATCAGATCCTCAATTGCATCTTCGATGGAATCGTATTTATTCAATGCGAGATCATCGATTATCTTGTCTATCATTACTTGGTTTTTATCCATCCTACTTTAATAAATAATTTTTCTATCTCTTGTCCGACTGGAATGAAGTCGTCATCATCCCATTGGTCAGGATATCTTTGCCCATTTACGGGAACACCCTGCCTTTTTCTCAATTGCTCAAGCATCTTTGGATCACCTGATTTGGTGGCGATATATTGAGCATATGCCCGCGCAAACATTTCGTGATTAGATGTAAAATACTTAATGTTTTTTTCTTGTAATCCATTGCTTGAATAGATTTCTTTTATCTTCCTAGATTGATTTGCGGCTTTTCTGAAATCTGCAAACAAATTAGAATAGGATGCCATAGATAGAACCCCCGATGATCCAGTATCAGGAATCAATCCCTTAAATCCTTTATGATCCATCCAATGCCCCATCTCATGGGGTAATGTCAAAGGTGCGCTAGTAGCATTAAATAGATTTATCTTTGTATCATAAAGACTGTATTCCCCATTAGCAGTTCCTCCAGCCCACGGAGCAAATGAAAGCTCAACGGTAGGCAGCGGTCCGTCACCGTGAATTGAATCAATTATTTTAAATATATTATCATAAGTGGGATCCATCTGTTTGTTTTGAACCCCTCTATAAACCTTGCTGGATACCTTCGTCCCTCCCGGCTCGGTTCCTCCGGTCTTTAGCTCTTCCTTCTTTTTCGGCTTTGCTGCTCTTTTCTTCGGTGCTGCAACCGGAGCTGGAGCCGGAGCTGGAGCGGGGATGGGAACCGGGACCGGAGCCGGGGCCGGAATCTGTCCGCTGCGAAGCGCCTTCAACCCCTCAAGGGTTAGCTTTCCATCTGCGGTTAGCGCCTGTGGGCCTAGCCGGGATGTAATCGTGTTGATCGCTTGCTGCCGGATCTCCGGAGTGATGTCATCCACATCAGCGGTCACGCCTTTGTTAAATCTTGTCGGGATCGTTGCGCCAAATTGGGTTAGATCGGGCGGCATGACCTTCTCCCCGGGCTTCACAAGCCCTAGCGCCTCGGCTCGCTTGCGAGATACCGGGAATGTGGTCATGAAGCTATTAAATCCCCAAGGTCCCCAAGGAACACCGAAGCCACCGATGTCTGGCGAATTCTGCTCAAGCCAGAACTGGACATCATCGAAGCGCCGGACGGCACCCTCGTTGGCAACATGGAGCGTCCGAGGAACCTTTGCTCCGGGAGTGCGGACAAACTCGGCAGCTGGGAATCTATCGATCCTAGCCGGATCCGTCACCCGGGATTGATAGATGGCAAAATCTTGGGCTTGAGCGGTATTCGTATTGAAGATCAACTTTAGCCGGGATGCGCTGATCACATTCTGGATTGATTCGTTCTTGAAGTCGGCTGGAGATGCAAGTCCCTCGCTGATTAGCAGGGCAGCGGCTTTCTCTCGGAATTTGGCTAGGCCGGATTCCTTGAAAACGATTTCATTCCCTCCAGATGGCGTGAGGATTGATTCTGTCGCCCCGGATTGCCAGTCCAGCAACATGGAGCGCATCCGATGGAGAACCCG